TCACAAGACGACCCGGCCTAGCCGAATTTGGCGTCCAGCACGTCAAACGCCGCCTGTGTCATCGCCGCCGGGTCCTTCCCGATCTGGCTATAAAACGCCGGGTGCTGATGGGCCTCCCAACCCCGCCTGATAGTCGCGGTCTCGGGGGAACGATCAAAGAACCGGGCCGCGATCCGAAGCGCCCCGATCCGGTCGCCCGCCGCCAACGCCGCCCTGATCTGATCCGATTTGCTCAACATGGCGCGAGGCTAGGGGAGCTTCCGGCGTTGCTCCAGAGGGAAAAGACCGCATGAGCGCCGCGCTCCAGCCAACCGAACCGCCCGCCGGCCATCGCCGCCCGGAACCTGACGACCTCGCCCCCATGCTGGCAATCATCGGTTCCGGGAAATCACTCCGCGCCGCCTGCCGTGAGCTCGGGATCGACCCGTCGTCGGCGCACACCTGGATCAATCAAGACGAGGGCCGCCGCCAACAATACGCGAGCGCGCGCGAGGAACGGGCCGAGACGCTGCAAGAGGACGGGCTGACCGTCACCAAGGCTGCGGCGCTCGGCCAATCGGTCAACGGGCACAAGATCGACCCGGCCGGCGCGCGGGTTTACCTCGACGCCTTGAAGTGGGCCGCGGCTCGGATGGCTCCGAAAACGGCCCCGGTTCAAAGGGTGGCGCATACGTTCTCGCACCTCTCGGACGAAGAACTAGCGGCGGAGATCGCCACCTTGAGCGGGGATGCGGATGACGCGCCCGCTGACCAGGACTGACCGGGAGCGGCTCCTCGCCGCCCTGCGGGAGAAGCAGGCCCGGGCGGATCGCCACCGGGTTGAGACGCAGCGGTCGGAGATAGTCGCCGGTTGCCGGCCGCTCTATGGGTTCATCGCCGAGTTCTGGCACACCTTGGAGCCGGCGCGACCGTTCGTAGGGGGCTGGGCGCTCCGGGCGATGTGCGCCCACCTCGAGGCGGTTTCGCGCGGGGAGATCAAGCGGCTTCTGATCACCGTCCCCCCGGGGATGATGAAGTCTCTCCTGCTGGTCTTCTGGACCGCGTGGGAATGGGGACCGCAAGGCGCGGCCCATCTTCAAGTCCTGGCGACCAGCTACAGCCAAGCGAACGTGCTGCGGGATAACCTCAAGCTCCGGCGGCTGGTCGAGAGCGAGAAATATCAAGCTCTCTGGCCGCTGGCCTTGCGGGGCGACCAGAACGCCAAGGGGAAGTTCGAGAACACGGCCAACGGCTTCTCGGAGGCACGCCCGTTCAGCTCCATGACGGGGGGCCGGGCCGATAGGGTCAAGATCGACGACCCGCACTCTACCGAGACGGCGGAGTCGGAGGTCGAGCGCGAGACGGCGACCCGGATATTCCGCGAGGGGATCACCGACCGCCTCAACGATGTGCAGACCAGCGCCATCGTCATCATCATGCAGCGCCTTCACGCGAAGGACGTAGCGGCGGTGGCGATGGGCTTGGAGATCGGCTTCGTCCACCTCAATCTGCCGATGGAATACGAGACGGCGCGGATCGGGGCGGACGGTAAGGAGACCGCCGGGCCCTGCCGCACCTACGTCAACGGGGCGCTCTTCTTCGAGGACCCCCGGACAACCGAGGGCGAGCTTCTATTCCCCGAACGCTTCCCGCCCGCCGAGGTCGAGACGCTCAAACGGGGGAAAGGGGCCTACGCCTGGGCCGGGCAGTATCAGCAGCGGCCCGCGCCGCGCGACGGCGGCCTCTTCAAGCGGACGTGGTTCAAGATCGCTAACGCCCTCCCCGCCGGGACGCGCCGCACGGTTCGGGCTTGGGATATCGGGGCGACGGAAGGCGGGGGCGACCCTAGCGCGGGCGTCCGTTGCAGCAAGATCGGGACCGGCGAGGCCGCGACCTTCTATTTCACGGACTGCCGGGCGGGCCAGTGGTCGCCAGCCAACCTTGAGGCCCAGCTCAAACTAACCGCCGCGGCCGACACCCCGGACGTGATCATCCGCCTTCCCCAAGACCCCGGCGCGGCCGGCAAGGGCTATGTCCAGACCCTCGTTCGGATGCTCCCCGGCTATGCCGTCAAGGTCGAGCGCCCGACCGGCTCCAAGGAAACCCGGGCGCTGGCCCTGGCGACCCAGGCCGAGGCGGGGAACGTCTATATCCTGGCGACCGGCGACCCGTCCAAGGACGCATGGATCGAGCCGTTCGTTGACGAGCTGTGCGGCTTCCCATCGGGAGCGCACGACGACAAGGTCGATGCCGCCGCCGACGCCTTCAACGAGCTGGCGCTTGGCTTTGTCGCCGCGCCGGCTCTCTTCGGCACTTACGCAAGCGCGAGAGGCTAACGCATGGCGAAGACCTCCAGCACGCCCGAGACAGTTTCCACCGACTATCTGGCCATGAGGCCTTATTGGCAGACGGTGGCGGACATCCTGGGCGGTGCACCAGCCATGAAGGCGGCGGGCGAGACCTATCTCCCCCGGTTTCCGAACGAGACCACGGACGACTACGACTATCGACGCAAGAACGCCCGGTTCACCAACATTTACGCCGACGTCGTCACCAGCCTCGCCCGGAAGCCCTTTGGCGAAGAGATCGCCTTGGCGGACGGCGCGCCCGACCGGGTCACGGCCTTGGCCGAGGACATCGACGGGCGGGGAAATAACCTCCACGTCTTCGCGTCCGAGACCTTCTTCGACGGGGTCAACGACGCGGTCAGCTGGGTTCTGGTCGATTATACCCGGGCAACCGAGCGCGCGGACGGCCAGCGCCTCTCTCTCGCGGACGAGCGGGTCCAAGGCCTTCGCCCCTACTGGGTGCGGATTCCGGCCAACCGGATGCTCGCGGTCTATTCCGACACGGTCCGCGGGGCCGAGGTCATCACCCACGCCCGGATTCGGGAAGACGTCGTAATGCGCGACGGCTTCGACGAGGTCGCGGTCGAGCGCGTTCGTATGTTCGACCGTGCCCCGATCTACGCCATGCTGGAGGACGGCACGGTCACGGACACGGTCATCGACTACGGCCCGGCGATCTTCACGATCTACGAGCGCCGCGTCGAGGCAGTCGGTCGCCGGACCAACAACGGCTGGGACATCGTCGATCAAGGGCCGGTGACGCTCGGCGTGATCCCGCTGGTCCCGTTCATCACGGGGAAGCGGATCGGCGGCGGCTGGCGGTTCTATCCGCCGCTCCAGGGCGTCGCGGACCTACAGGTCGAACACTACCAGCAGGAGACGGCGCTCAAGTCGATCAAGGAGCTGACCGCCTTCCCGATGCTGGCCGGAAACGGGGTCCAGCCGGGCATGAGCGCCGGCAAGGTCGAAGCCGTCCCGGTCGGCCCTCGCGCCGTCCTCTACGCCCCGCCAAACGGGGAGAACGGGAACCACGGCGAGTGGTCGTTCATCGAGCCCTCCTCGGAGAGCCTGCGCTTCCTCGCCGACGAGGTGAAGGCAACCGAGGCGCAAATGCGCGAGCTTGGCCGCCAACCGCTTTCCGTCTCCGCAGGGATCACGGTCGTTGCCGCGGCGTTCGCGTCCCAGAAGGCAACCTCGGTCCTGCAAGCCTGGGCGCTCGGCCTAAAGGACTGCCTCGAACAATGCCTGAAGCTCACCGCCGACTGGCTGAACCTCGGCCTTGAGCCGGAACTGACCTGGAACCTCGACGACCTCGACCTGACCGACGACGACAAGGGGCCGACCTCGATCATGGAGGCCCGCAAGAACGGCGACCTCTCGCGCGAGACGGTCTGGGCCGAGTTCCGCCGCCGTGGCGTACTGGCCGCCGACTTTGACCCCGACGCGGAGGCCGACCGGCTGGAGGCCGAGATGCCCGGAGACGACGAAGAGCCGGACCTTATCGCCGCGGCCGGAGCGGTTGAGTGATTCACCCTCTCGCTCACGTTCAGGGCGCGTTACTGGGCGAAGGCGTGACGGTCTGGCAGTTCGCCAGCGTGACCGGCGGAACTATCCTCGGAGCCGGTTGTTCGGTCTCCCCCTTCGCCATGCTCCACGGCCCGCAGTTTGGCCGGCGCTGCGTGATCTCGGGCGGTGTGATGATGGGGCCGGGCTTCGTCATCGGCGACGACTGCTTCATCGGTCCGAACGTCACGCTCTGCAACGATATGTGGCCGAGCGCGGATAAGGACGGGCTCGACCTCGACGCCCTTCGCTCCGGCGAGATCGTCACGGTCAGGGTCGGGAACCGGGTCTGCATCGGTGCGGGCGCGGTGATCCTCCCCGGGGTGACGATTGGAGACGATGCGGTCGTCGCGGCTGGGGCCGTGGTCGGGCGTGACGTTCCCGCCGGCATGGTCTGGCTGCGGAACGGGAAGACGATGGCCAAGCCCGCGAATCCGAAGCGGATGCGCCCGGTCCGGCCATGACAACCCTCTGGCCCGAACATCAAGGCGAGCCGGTCCTGACCGTCGCCACGCTGTTCTGGCAAGCCAACGAGAAGGGCCAGCGGTTCTCGTCGATGTACGACGAAAGCTGGGTCGAGAAGCTCTATCGCGGGTTCGCCCGTAACCTGACCGTCCCCTTCCGGTTCGTCTGCTACACCGACCGGCCCCGGTCCTTCATTGAGCCAATCGGCCAGCGCCAGATCAAGTCGGAGCGGCCGGGCTATGCCGACTGCATCCAACCCTACGAGATCGAGGGTCCGATGATCCTCGTCGGCCTCGATACGATCGTCTGTGGCGATTGCGACGGCCTCGCCGACTATTGCGTCGATGCCGACCGGATCGCCCTCCCGCGTGACCCCTACAACCTCGCCCAGGCCTGCAACGGCGTCGCCCTGATCCCGCCGGGCTGGACGAAGATAGGCCGGGAGCATCGCGGCGAAAACGACATGGAGTGGGTGCGCCGGTTCCCCCACGCGTATCTCGACGACGCCTTCCCCGGGAAGGTGGTCAGCTTCAAGGGCCACGTTGAGAAGCAGGGGGTCGGGGACGCGCGGATCGTCTATTTTCACGGCGAGAGGAAGCCCCACCAGCTGCCCGATCACCCGCTGGTCAAGGACCACTGGCGTTGAAAGCTCTCGTCCTCGGCGGTGCCGCGACCCTCTGGCGTGACGTTGCCGGGGCGCTCGACCTTGGCCGGTTCGATCTCGTCGTCGCCTGTAACGACGCGACGGCGGTCTGGCCCGGCCGGCTGGATGCCGCCGTTTCCCTTCACCCCGAGAAGTTCGGGATCTGGATGGGCCGCCGCAACGAAGCTGGACACCCAGCGCCGGGCCGCCTTGTCGGGCATCTGGAGGCCGGGAAAAGCACCGTCCGCCTCCCCGACCTCCCGATCGAGTTCGCGGAGTGGAAGTTTAAGGGCCAGCCGGACAGCGGATCGTCGGGCCTGTTCGCCTTGCGATACGCCCTCGAAAGCCTTGGCGCTGACCGAGCCGTCCTCTGCGGTGTGCCGATGCACGACGCCGCCGCTCACTTCTTCGACGCGACGCCCTGGGGCGCTGCCGCTGCCCATCGCCGGGGTTTCAACCAGGCGCGGCCGGCCATTGGAGACCGGGCAAGATCAATGTCGGGCTGGTCCGCGGACTTGCTGGGTCAGCCGACGAAAGAATGGCTGGCGGGGTGATCCCGTCGCCGAACCCCGCGCGGGAAGCGCAACGATAGCAGCAAGGGAATTGCAATGCTGAAGGCCGTAGTTGAGAAGATTGAGGACGCCCCGGAGACGGTGCGCTCCTTCTACAAGGCCCGCGAGGACGGGAAGTTCGTCCTTTCGGTGGAAGAGTCGGACGGCTACGCGCTGGAGAATATCTCCGGCCTCAAGTCCGCGCTTGGCAAGGAGCGCAGCACGCGCGAGCAGCTGGAGCGCGACGTCATCCGCTTCAAGGACATCGACCCGGACAAGGCCCGCGAGGCGCTCGCCAAGTGGGAAGAGTTCCAGACGATCGACCCCGCCAAGGAGGCGGACAAGATCGCCGACACGAAATTCAACGCCGCCAAGGACCAGCTCGTCAAGCGGCACGGCGAAGAGATCAAGGGCCGCGACGACCGCATCGCCCGCCTGACCGGCGCGGTGGACGGCCTGACCCGTAAGCAACAGGCCACCGCCGCTATCGCCGAGGCCAAGGGCGCGGTCGAGCTGCTTCTCCCCCATGTGCTGGCCCATACGAAGGTCAAGGAGACCGAGGCGGGCGAGTTCCTGCCCCAGGTCGTCGATACGGCTGGCGAGGTCCGGTTCAACAGCTCGGGCGAGCCCATGA